GTGGTAAACCTTTCTTCTTTCTATACTCATTAGCAATTATTTCATTACGAGTTGGTTTATCTATTTTCTTACCTAACTTCTTCTTCACAGCAGTAGTTAGTTTTTTTATGGCTGGTTTTATAACTCTCAATAATAATGGAGTTGCAGCTGCAGATGCTGTTGCGACAACTGCTATTGCTGCTGTTACACTTGCTTGATTTGTAGTCGGTAAAAATCTTTGGATTGCGGTAGTATCTTCATACAATACCACACATTGTCCTTCTCTAAGTTCATGTCCTATGACTCTCTCCTCTCCATTCTGAGTTAGATCACCAACTCTAGGTTGATTAGGTGCAGGACATGGTGTTTCCTCTGTTGGAGGAATAGGTGGAACCTCAGGTGTATCTACTTCTGGAGCTTCTGGTGGTTCAACAACAGGAGGAGGAGGTGCTTCTATTTCCATCTGTAATTGCTCTGGTGTATAATCCATAGCATCATATGAAGGCACACCTCCATCACAGAATACTAATACGTTATCTTCGTCGTCTTCAATTATACTATTATTTTTATCACTTTCCTCATGTGCTTCAACACAACCAGGCATATCAATAACAGGATTACCTATTATGACAGTGGCAGGTGGTGCACCAGGTAATGAATGTACAGGACTATCGATCAACCATTGTGGAATGTTAGGAACAAATACCTGAGTAGTTCCAATGGTTTGAACATCTGCATTATTAATTTGGATGTTAGGTATAGTCACAGACTACCTCTAACAGTTCTCGTTTAAGTCCTCTGCCATATTACCACCAATCTCTGCACCTTGATTACCGCCAAACATTGCTACCCAACCAGCAGCAACCCAACCGACAAAAGGAATAGAGGAAACAGCAGGAGCAGCACTAGCACCAATGCTAGTCCCAACAAGCCTACCTGTTCCTTCGGCAGCTCCGATTGCTTTGACACATTCTTCGCTTTGACGAAATGCAGTTATATTTTCTGTTTGCTCTGCAGTTAAACCTGGTGGTTGATCTATCCAAGATCTCTTGTTAGATACAGGACCGCCTTGATTGGTCTTACCATCTAGGAAGTATTCCTCAGCAACCTTAGTTGTTTCTGTTGCTAGTCCTAAGAAACCACCTTTAGTCTTGATGTCCTTAGTGATGTATGCAGTCTTAGGATCGTTTGCTTGATAACTTAACTTATATCCATCCTTAGTTGCTGATATAGCATATGATGTATAGTCACCTACAGGTATATCTAAACTAGGTAACTGAGCTTCTTTTTGTCTTGTTGCAATATAACCTATCATTCCTAAATGGGATACTGCAAATAAACTACCAACCACACCGATTGATATCCATTTTACATTCATAATAACCTCTTAAAAACTAGGAGCTTTAGGTAATGGCATTGCATCACCAGTTACATCTGGAATACTTGTATCTACAAGACCAGGTAATGCATCACCGATTCCACTAGAAAGAGAACCTAATGCTTTCTCTTTGATGTCTTCTATGATGGCATCCTTTTGAGTATAAAGATACACACCACCGCCAACAACGGAAAGAGATACAACGCTAGACGCAATAGCAAGTACATTAATAATTTTTTGCATGATGTTTATTTGTCAGGAACTATTTTAACGGGACCTTGTTCGATCCTAATGGTTTGTGCAGGTGCAGTTTCAGATGCCTTTGCAATAAGAAACTCCATATCTTTTTTAGATATGTTAGCACTAGAGTCTGGACCATTCTTTTTACCTTTACCTGCTGCTTGGACTCCAAAAGTAGCTAATGTACCTGTGAAGACCGAAGCTATGAAAGTTGGATCGAGCTTTTGTTCTGGAATTTTAAATGCTGCAGGTAATTTAACATACGCTAAAGTTAAGATTCCTGCGGACCAGACCAAAACAGATAAGCGAACAAATGTACTAAGAATAGCAAGTTGCTCTTCTTTATCATCTGCAGCTTCTTTTAGTTTTCCAAGAAGACCTTTTTTAGGTTCTTCCTTTTTAACTGCTTCTGCCATTATTTTGATATGATAACACTATACTATATATCACTCTACAACTTGACGTTTTTTCCCAATGTTGTACTTGGACTCAAGCGTCCAATCTCCCTTCTCTTTGTATGCAATTACCTTAATTTGACTTAGGGGTGCAGCATCTTTGATGCTAGATTCTTTAACTATTTCTACCAATCCCCAATCAGATAGTAACTTAATAATTCTATTCCTTCTCTGTAAATCATTTTCTGAGAGGTTTGCCTTCTTACCATCTAGTGCAAACAACTCTTTAAAATGAACAATGTAATACTGTCCTTTCTTGTGCAAGATATGACATGATTGATATAGCTTCCTTTCTTTCCTAGATGCTACACCTATCCTTGTAAGGGTCTCACGAACTTTAAGGAAGTCATCAGGTTCCTTTAAATTCACTTCCACCATTTCATTTCTATTCCACTGAACTTCTTTAAGTTCATTCATGTTACTGACCCCCTGTGTTCAATTTATCTTTAATAAAATTAATTTGTTGTGGAGTGAGTATCTCAAGTGCCTGTTTTGCTTTCTCATAGGAGTACCCATAATAACGCTTTACAAGTTCAAGATCATCAATCTTTTTCTTTTTACCCCAAGGTGAGAATCTCTTGCGGCTTCTGACGATATTTATAAAAAAATCATATTGCAAACGACTATCTAAACCTGTATTCATATTCATTTCATTAGCAAACATAACAGTATCTAAATGATGTGACATGCATTTATTGATAACGTATGAAGGATAGTTCTTTTCCCAACCAGGATCTTCATCCTCACCCATCAAATATTTTTTAGAGTAATTGATTGAGTTTAGATAATCCTTAAGAGGATAGTTAGATGACATAATTTAGAAGTAATAGTTCTTTGCGTTGTTGTTGATCTGACATATATTCACCTACAGATCGCATGGTGTATGTGTGGTCATATTCCGTCTGCTGCCAACCTTCAAACCTATTCTTTACTAGATTAGAAGAGTTATATGAAATCATTTGATCGCATTGATATCTGTCACACCTTGTTGCAAAAGTATCATGATCAAATCCTACATGCATTGTGCCTCTCTTACCGTACAAGTTTGCTTTAATATCATATGGAGGATCTAGATATACAAATACATTCTCATCATCTTCTAAAAGTTTTTCATATGATAAGTTTGTGATCTGCCATCTTTTAATGACTTGACTATAATACTTAAGTCTTTCAATACCTCTCATTGAAAAGTTTGAGTCTGATGCCTGTGGACTAAAAGAAGATGATTCAGATAAACCACTAAACGAACACTTATTAACAACATAAAATGCAACTGCTCTATGAAAGGGGTCACATTCTTTTGGTTTCTTTTCTAAGTATTCTTTTGCTTCAACAAACAATCCTCTTGCACTACTTCTATCAGGATACCTAGATTTTAGTTCAGTTAATTCTTTTGAAAGTTTATCACCACTTACTTGTAGTATCTTCCAAAAACAATACAATGGTTCATATAAATCATTAACCCAAATATCTAAATCTGGATACACCTGAGAGATGTATAATGATACAGATCCACCACCTAAAAACGGTTCTCTAAATTCTGTATAGTGACTAAAGTCTGGAAAAAATTGTGCCATCTTTTTTACAGCACGAGACTTACCACCAGGATATCTTAGAGGTGTTTTTAAAGCAACTTTTGTTATCATTGAATAACTGGATATCTCTTATAATCCTCTGGTGAGGAAGGCATTGGTTGATAGTATCCTCTATCTCTAGGTGCTGTATGTGGCATGGTCATAATATCAATGGTCTCTTCAAACCATCTATTCATTGATCTTGCCATAGCACGATAAGATGTGCCAAGATAAATTTGTCCTGCCACAACAGATAGAGTTGCAGTTCCCCAGAACAAATAGTAAAATCTAGACTTTACCTGTGCTCTGATCTTTTCTCTTTTTCTCATTAGTTTAGTCATCGTGATCGTCCCATTGATCTGTTAGATCTTTATTATTAAAGAATGCTCTATAGACTCCATACCCTGATAGTAACACTAAAATTACTAAGAGTGATATGCCAAATGTCTGATTAGGGTCAGCATTGTAGTGTGGAATAATTGCATTACATTTAGTCCAAGTACCAGGTAGAGTATACACTGGTGGACATGATATAAAAAGATTCATTTAAAATTACACTCCAACATTATTTGTGTTAAACATGCAAGAAGGTTTACTTCTTGATCTACTACAAAAGCAGACTTATATTGATACTCAGCAATAATCAAAACTGCTGCAGCAACACTAGGACCATCCATTGTGGAAGATGCATTATCATACAACTTCCTCATGATAGATACAGGATCAGCATCTAGATTAGAATGAACCCACTTCTTAACATCATTGAACTTTTTACTTTTCAATGCAGCAATAAGTGCATCCATATTAGCATCACCTAATGCTGCTAGAATTCCAGTATCTATAGCACCAGTTGATGAATACTTTTGAAGTTCATTAAGAGTTCTTCTAAAGTCTGGAAAGTATTTGTTAACAACTTCTGCAACAACTTTGTCTGAGAAAGAAACGTCTTCTGCCATTAGTATGCCACGACATCTTTCAAAAAACTTTGCTGCAAGTTCTTGTTTAGTCTTTCCTCTTACATTGAATTCAACAACTGTAGTTCTACTATGTAGAGGTTCGATGATACGATTCTTAAAATTGCAAGTAAATATAAACCTACAATTTTTTTGAAATGTTTCGATGTTTGCTCTCAATAAAAGTTGAACATCGGGAGTAGTATTATCTGCCTCATCAATGATAAGGACTTTATGCTTACTTGTAGAAGTAAGTGATACAGTAGAAGCAAAATTACTTGCTTGATTTCTTACTGTATCTAGAAATCTACCTTCGTCAGACCCATTGATAACATAGAAGTCTGCTCCTAACTCAGTGCATAATGCTTTTGCAATAGTTGTTTTACCAACACCTGCAGTACCTGAGAGTAGAAGATTTGGTATCTCTCCTTGTTTTACGAAACCCTTAAAGGTTTCTTTCACATCTGATGGAAGAATACAGTGCTCAATATTCTTTGGTCTGTATTTCTCCACCCATAAAAAATCATTTGACATTAGGTATTAGGTTCAAGTGCGATAAAGTATTTGATCATATCACCTTGAAAGAGAGCAACGTTTTGCTTACTTACAGTGACATTGTAATCGCCTTTAATAAGTTTTAGATTTTCAACTTTAAAACAGAAACAGAATTCATCGTCAGTTTTACCAACATTAACGGAGAAACTATTAGAAGTTTCATTCTTCTTATCAGTTAGTTGTAGTTCCATTTCACCTTTATGTCCAACAAGACAAAGATCTGAAAGAGAATAAATGCTTGCAACTCTTTGTAGTTTGTCTAGGTCAAGAGAACGGAGACGGAATTTTACATCTTCAGAAGGAAGAGTAATCTCACGCTCTGGTGGTTGAGTGATAATATCTGGGTCAGCATAGAAAAATCTAGACTTGTAGATACCAGAACTATCACTTACAGTTACATAGTTGGTGTTTGTAGTGTCGATCTTAGGACCATCTAAGGTATTCAAACCTCCAATGAATACACCCAAATCATAAATTGAAATCTGAGAATCAAACTGTTCTTCAACTTCTGCAATAGCAAGAATATTCTTGTTGATGCTTAAAGTTGAGATTGTGTTACCTGGTTTGATAACAATAGATTTATTAATAGCACAAAAGTTTTTTAGAACTTCTAGTGTTGGTTGTGAAATAACGGTCATCGATCGTAGTCAACTGTGAATGATGTAGGATTGTTTGCTGCTGTTTCGTTTGATTTAGCAGTTTTGTCGTTGAAGTGGAGGAGCAACATTCCATAATGAATAATCTTTATGATGTCTTTTCTTGCTGACCCCTTTCTGTCATAACGTGAAGCGTACTTAAGAACATTACTTCTACAGAATGCTTCAGCGTCTCCAACAGAATCAATAAGGTCAAGAGTCTGAACGTTACCGACAGAATAATGACCTTTGTATGTGTTCGAGATGTAGTCTGAAATCTCTTTGAGGATTTCATCCTCATTGTATTTTCTCATAATATAGAGAGGGTATTTCTCAACCCTCAGTATACTCTAGTTCTTCCTGTGCGTCAACCTTTGTATAAAGATCAAGGAATGATTGCTTAGTATCATCGTCAAAACGATTGACACAATTAGTGATTGCGGTCAACTTGTCTCCGAAGATTGAATACGCATGAACAATGTGAACCAAGCGACGAGTTGTAATAACTTCATCAACACCACCATCAAAGAATGTCTTACGGATAACACCTGCCCACTTGATAAGCATTTCAGTAAACTCTGCATCACATCCTTGATTCAATAGAATCTTGCTTTCGATAGCAGCAGATGGGTACTCTTGCTCAAAGGTGATTGGGAATCTTTCTAGGAATGCTTCATTAAGAACATTAGTTCCTACGAAACGTCCATCATCAGAACCCTTACCTTTAGTATTTGCAGTTGCAATAACGTTGAATCCGTTAGCAGGTTTTACATAACGTCCAATCTTTTTGAGGAATACACCTTTACCTTCTAGGATAGATTGTAGACATAGAATCTTGTTTGATGCAAGATCGATTTCATCTAGAAGGAGGATAGCTCCCCTTTCCAAAGCTTCGACCACAGGTCCGTTGTGCCAAACAGTGTCGCCATTAACAAGACGAAAGCCACCAATAAGATCATCTTCGTCTGTTTCGATGGTGATGTTGACACGGATTAA